ATAGACGAATCGACAATGGCCGCTCGCCTTGGAGTCACCCCACAAACCTTCTACAACTGGAAGCTGCGCGGCCTTCCAGGCTCTCGATCCGCAATTGTTGCCTCCAAGCTGCGCTGGACCATTGACTACCTGCTTCGAGGGTCAGAGCCCGCGCATAGCGCCGGCGGGTCCGTCGACCCTTTGCAAGGCAACATCTCGGACGGCCCCCCGCTTCGTGGCCAGGTGCCTCTGATTTCCTGGGTGGCCGCGGGCTCGTGGGCGGATATCGAGGACCCCCACCCACCAGGCGTTGGCGAGGAATGGGTCGAAACGACCGCCCGGGTTAGCAGCAGCGCCTTTGCTCTGCGCGTGCGCGGCGACTCCATGGAGCCGAAGATCCCCGACGGCGCCATTGTCATCATCGACCCGGCGCGCGCCTACGCGCACGGTGCTATCGTGCTGGCCAAGCGCACCGCCGATCAGCAGGCCACGCTCAAGCAGCTGTGGTACGACGGTGCCGATCCGAAACTGCGCCCGCTCAACGAGCGCTACCCCATCCTCGACATGCCACCCGACACCCGTATCATCGGCGTGGCCGTGCGGATTGAACTCGACCTATAGGAGACTGAAAATGCTGAAACGATCTGCGGTTGTGGTAATGGTGGCAGTGGGGCTGGCGGGGTGCGCTGGCATGTCGCGCGAAGAGCGCGAGGCCAAGCAGGCAGAGTTCAAGCGCACGATCCCGACGTGCTCAAGCGCCAAGGAATGCGAAGTGAAGTGGGCGGCGGCGCGGCTTTGGGTGCTCAACAATTCGGGCCTCAAGTTCCAGACCGTGACGCCCGACTTCATGGAGACCTTCAACCCGCCGTCCGATTCCGATGCGCTGGCCGCCTCGGTTCAGAAAATCCCGGCCGCGGATGGCAGCTACAAGATCGCCGTCGGACTGACTTGCGCCAACACCTTTGGGTGCCGCATGTCCCCGCTGGATGGCGGACTTGACTTCAACAAGTTCGTCACGCGCGCCTGGAAGCCATAGCCCGGCCCGCACTGCCGCCATCACAGCCCGCTTCGGCGGGCTTTTTTTGCGGCCCAACTAAACAATTTGTTTGACAGGATACACGGACTGTGTAATTCTCTCATCAAGTCCACAAGTTGTGGATTCAACTGGAGGGAAAAATGAACCATCGAGAATTGCGGGCCTGGCAACGCGACCTGGCGCGGAGCGAGCGCCGGATGTTCATGGACCGCGCGAGGGCGCGGAGATCCCGGCGCCTGCTGTGGTGCGTCACCGCGGCGGCTGGTGTGGCCTTGGGCATTGTCTGGTTGATTGCGCGGGGGGTCGCGTGAGCACCACTATCACTACCTGCCTCGAGCCCATCATCGAGGCCCTGCGCGCCTGCCGCGCGGACTTGCTCAACGACAACATCCGCGCCGAGCGCATCGCCATTGCCAAGGAATTGCTGGCCGAGTGGGAGGCCGAGCTTGCGGCCATCCCGCCGCAGCCGCCGATGCCGGCTTGGCCGAACTCGCTGCGCAAGTGGGCAGAGCTTCAGAGCAAGCGCCGCTGGACGGCCGAGCGCGTGGGCGAATGTCGCCAGCACCTGGCCGAACTGCTGGACCCGTCCAGCAGGCCAGCAGAGCCGGAATTTTCTGGTTATGCGGCTATCGACCCACTGGCCGGTGGGCTCGATGAGGATTACACGTCCTCTACGCAGGAGTGGTGGGATGACCGTATCTCGCGTGAGAGCGGCATCCCGCTTCAGGGGGACAATTGGTGAGCGCCTCCGAACTCTCGACCCGCGACGCCTGGCTTGCGCAGCGGCGCGGCGGCATCGGCGGCAGCGATGCGGCTGTCATCTGCGGCGTCTCGAAGTGGCGCACGCCCTACGAGCTGTGGGCCGAAAAGAGCGGCCTGAGCGACGGCGGCGTCGAAGACAACATCGACATGCTGATCGGGCGCGCGCTCGAACCCGAAATTCGCCAGCGCTATGCCGACCAGACCGGCCGCGTGGTGGCCGTGCCAGACGGCATCCAGCGCCACCCCGCGCACCACTGGATGATCGGCAGCCTCGATGGCGTCACCGACGATGGCCGGGTGCTCGAAATCAAAACCGCCCGCAGCGGCCCCGAGTGGGGCGCCCCGGGAAGCGCGGACATTCCGCCGACCTACCTGCTGCAAGTGCAGCACTACCTGGCCGTCGCCGGCCTCCCCGTAGCGGACGTGGCGGTGATGTTCAAGGACCGGCGCGTGCCAGCGGTGGATGTGTACGAGATCCCGGCGGACCTTGAATTGCAAGCAATGCTGATCGAGGCCGAAGCCGAATTCTGGCGCGCGGTGGTGGATGGCACGCCGCCCGCGCCCGTGAGCTACGCCGACATGCTCGCGCGCTACGGCCGAGAGAGCGCCGAAGGCTCGGTGGTGGCCACGGAGGACGTGGAGCGCGCCGTGGCAACCCTGCGCGACATCGCCAAGCAGCGCAAGGCGCTCGATGCGAGCGAAAAAGAGGCGCGCACCCTTGTCATGGCCGCCCTGGGCGAGCGCGACTGGCTGCTCTCCGGCCTCACCGGCAAGACCCTCGTGACCTGGCGCGCGCAGGCGGGCGCGAAGCGTTTTGATGCCGCCGCCTTCCAAAAAAGCCACCCTGAGCTGTACGCGCAGTTTTTGCGGCAGGGCGAGCCCTCGCGCCGCTTCATGCTCAAGTAACCCCACACTCTAGGAGATCGACATGCCCAACGATGTTCAAGACGTGCAGCGCCCCGTCAACCCCTTCGGCGGCGCCACCGTGGCCGCCCGCCCCTCGGCCAACGCCGTGGCGCAAACCGACCAGCAGCGCGCCGTGGCCGAAGTGCAGGCCGCCATGATGATTGCCCGCACCAACCCCCGCGACCCCATCGCCGCGATGGATCGCATCCTCAACGCCTGCGCCCGGCCCACCCTGGCCGATGCGGCGGTCTACACCTACAGCCGCGGCGGCTCCGACGTGACCGGCCCGAGCATCCGGCTGGCCGAGGCAATGGCGCAGGCGTGGGGCAACATGCAGTTCGGCATCCGCGAGCTGGAGCAGCGCCACGGCGAATCAACCGTGCAGGCGTATTGCTGGGACGTGGAGACCAACACCCGCCGCGAAGTCACCTTCCAGGTGGCGCACATCCGGCACACCAAGCGCGGCAGCACGCGCCTCGAAGATCCCCGCGACATCTACGAGATGGTGGCCAACCAGGGCGCCCGACGGCTGCGAGCGTGCATCCTCGCGGTCATTCCTGGCGACGTGACCGAGGCCGCCGTGGCGCAGTGCGAAGTCACGATGAAAACCACCGCGGACACCTCGCCCGAGGCCCAGGCGCGCATCGTCGATGCCTTCGCCGCCTTCGGCGTCACGAAAGACCAGATCGAGAAGCGCATCCAGCGCCGCCTCGATTCGATCCAGCCCGCCCAGGTGGTGAGTCTGAAGAAAATCTACGCGAGCCTGCGCGATGGCATGAGCGCTGCGAGCGACTGGTTCGACCCAGCCGACCACGAGAGCGGCGCGCAAAAGCCCGATGGGGCGGACAAGCCCTTGAGCGCAGCCGAAACGCTCAAGGCGAAGATGCGCGAACGCAACGCGAAGAGCGCGCCGGTTGAAGCCAAGCCCGCCGATTTGGCGGAGCCCGCCGAAGCGGCCGACGAACCGCGCGCCGACTGAAGATCAACGGCCCCGCGCCCGCGGCTGCAATGCACCATACCCTCCAGGTTGGGCGGGTTGCGGGGCCACCAATTTTCAAGGTGTCAACATCATGAACTGGCGACCACTTGCCGAAGCGCTAGGCATGACGCGCCTTCCCGGGCCCGCACAGCCCGCCCGGGTGGTGCGCGATCACCGCACCTATTCCGCCGCCGAGTGGCGCCGCGTGCTCTACCAGCGCGCCCAGCGTGCGCACGCGCACCCTCTGAAGATTCGCCGCACCCGCGAGGCCACGCCATGAACTCCGACCATCGCATGATCTTCACCTCGCGGCGGTGGTGGCGCGAGCCCGAAATGGTTGGGCTGGTTGTGATTGGGGCCGGATTGTTTCTGCTTATTGTGTGGCCAACCCAGCGCGAGCAGCCGGAGCCCTGCACGGCACTCTACCGCCAGGGACACGTCACAACTCAAGCTGCCGGCACGCTGGTACGTGACGCGCGCGGCCGCATCATCTGCGAGGTGGTGCGGTGAGGCAACGCGCCGCGCTCCGCGACCCGCACAGCGGCAAGAGCGACCGGCGCGAATGGCGCACCGTCGGCGCGTGGCTGCACTCGGGCGAGCGGATTGTGATCGTGAGCGCGGACAAAGCTGCGCGTAAGGAGGCAACCTGTAAGCAACCCTTACAGGTTGCCTGGAAGTGCCCAATCAAGCACCCCGGCTGCACACGAAACTGCGGCAACTACGGCTGCGGAAACTGACATGACAAAGACACAACGAGCCGCGATGCAGCAGGCGCTGGAGGCGTTGCGCGACATGTACGCAGGCTGGCAATACATCCGGTCGTTTCATGGCGACCTGTACGGAGTCGGATGGGATCGCTGCGACGAGAAAGGAAAGCCCGCGCCGCCATCGAAGCTCTTGAGGCCGCCCTGGCGCAGCAGGCCGAGCCGGAGCCGGAGCCGGAGCCAGTGGCGCACAAGATGAGCGACCTGCCTATGAGCGGCGGGATCGATTCCCGAGTCGAGTTTAAGAATCGCCGCAGTCCGGTGCGCGTAGTGGTGACCGGAGACGAAATCTACACCGTTGCACCGCCCCCCCGCCAGCACGCGGAGATCGAAGCCCTCAAGGCCGAGTGCGATGCGCTGCGGGCAGACGCGCGTCGCTACCTGTGGCACAAAGCGCGCAACCCGTCGGGGCTGCTTACGACTGCCTGGGGAGCGAGTAAGGCTGCATGCGAGATTGGCGACGACCCGGACGCAGCCACAGACGTGGCGATGCGGGATGACTCGGTGACGGTCCCGATCTGGGAAACACTCGCCGAAATCGGAGAATCTGCTCCGGCCGGGACTTGGGATGCCTTACCCGCCGAAAATTGTAGAGAGGGCATCAATGACGCTGCCTCACGATAAAGCCCGATGCCCGGGCACGGACCATGCAATCTGCCAGCTATGCCGTAGACGGGAACCCGGGCACCATCAATGGCAGGTCACAATCGCGCCGCCGATTGACGCCGCGCGGGAGGCGAAATGAAGCCGCTTGCCGACCAGGTTGCCTGTGCCAAGCGCGAGCTGTCGATGCGTCGCCGCGTATACCCCCTGTGGGTCTCGGCGCAGCGAATGACGCAGGCCGCCGCCGATCACGAGATCGCCTGCATGGAGGCGATTGTGGCGACCCTCGAAGCGATGGCGCCGCTAAAGCCGGAGCAAGGCGCGCTGCTATGAACGACCCCGCGATCCTCACGCCCGCCGAGCTGCACGCCATCACCGGCTATGAGCAGCCATCGCGCCAGCTTGAGGTGCTGCGGGCGGCGGGATTCTGGCGAGCGCGAATCCGTGAGCGCGACAACGTGCTTGTGCTGGAGAGGCCGCACTTCGAGGCCGTGTGCGCGGGCGCGCTGCCGCCGCATATCGCGCCCGGGCCTCTGCTTTCACCGGGTCCGCGCAAACGCCCACGGCTCGACGCCGCTACTATCTGATGGCAGTCCGGTTGACTGCCATGTTATGCCCCACGGGGCCGGAGCGAGATGATGGGACGATGTAAACGGGCGGAGCACTGCGGCAACCCTTCGTGGTGCAAGACCACCGGCAAATGCCTAAAGGCGCAGCCAGCCGAAGCGCCGCACGCGACCGCAGACCTAGCGAGCGCCCGCGCTGTGATTGAGCAGTGCCGCGCCGCGCTG